CAAAGACCTTAAGTGGAGACTTTATGACCACACCCAAAGGCCACGTGGTAAGTTTTATGGTAGAGAAGACCTACACCTTGTGGTCTTAAGCGAACACGAAAACCGTGTAGATAGTTACCAAGCACAATGTAATTGGCAAGAAAACTTTGGTCTTCCAACCGATCACGGTAAACATGCAGCTGGCTTAGCAAAGGCCAGAGCCATTCTTAAAGACTTAGGATTTACACCACTTAGGGGTAAAAGAAAAGGGACTCCCCTTGGGGAATCCCTTTAGTATATAAAGACGCACAGGACGTATTTCTCGCGTAGATTACTCTACGATAGATGAGGTAACTTCGTACATTGGGTAAGGCTCAGCTCCACTAATGGTAATTTGATAACCATTTTGGTCGCCGTATGCAGTACCACTTACAGATGTACCAGCAGTCATATAAGCTCCACGCTCTAATCCAATTGACCAGTACTTACCGTTATTATCTTTAGCGACAACAACCATGTTAGTGGCCTGACCTACAAGTAACAATTGGTTACGCTTTGCAGCTTCCATTTTGTTAAACACCATTGATAGTGCTTGGTCATAGAAAAGAGTTCCATTGGTTTGGCTCACGGTGTGAGTTTCAGTAATAGAGCTAGTTTGACGAGGAACCTCAAATACAAAGAAATCGTTTGGCGTTAGAGGTTGACCTCCTACAATAATGTCATCAACGATGCCAGTATTGCCTGTTACAGTAGAGATACTATCAACTGGACCATTAGCGATAAAGATTTTATCAATACCACCATTGGATTCATTACAGTCGAGCGTAAAACCTGCAGTTAAATTTGAACAAGCCATAGTTTTCTTATTTTATTTTATTGGTCAAAGACCGTTTGAGATTATGGTAAATCGTTAGTAGCGAATACGTTTACTTGAGAAACAGCTACACCCAATCTCCACTTAGCAGTGAATTTAACAACGTCAAATCCTTTGTCATAGTAGAATTGCATAGTAGACATGTCATCTTGTAAACCTGTACCTGCAACGATAAACTTAGCAGGACCTGCAGCAACATAGTTAGATCCGATTAAGCCAGAAGACTTAACAACTTTACAGTTAGTTCCAATCAAGTCTAATCCATTTACACCATTACCTTGGTTGTAGTGGAAGTAGTTTTGTGCAACCAATGCTCTGCGAAGAGTTTGGTAGTTAGCAGGAGATACGATCATGATCAAATCATCTCTGTCCTTAACTGACTCGTCGATAGCATCAAAGATATCCAATGCTTGGTCAACTGCGTTAGAAACAGTCCATGCAGCAGGAGTTAAAGGTACATTAGCACCAGCAGATGCAGTGATTTGAGCCTTGATACCATCACAAGTACCGTCACCATTGATAAGGAAGTCTTCATTGTACTTACGTACACGCTCTATGTAATAGTTAGCGATAACTTCTTCAAAAGGTACAGTCTCTTGGAAAGCCGAAGGGCTCATTCTTTGAGACAACCAGTATTGGCGAAGGTCTTCAGGACAAAGGTCCATTTTAACTTGCTTGTCACGGATACAAATGTCGATTTGCGAAAATGCAACATCACCAGATGGGTTCCATCCACATGCAAGGTCGTTTACGTTAAGGTCACCGTCCATCAAGTTGATAGCAACGGTACCAGCGCTTAAACCGGCGCGTACATCGATTTCATTTAACAACTCAGTCGTCAGGACAGCTTTGGCAATAAGTTCCAAAGACAGCTCATCAGTATAAGCGGTTAATGCGTTTAAATCAAAAGCCATAGTTTTATACTTTTTTTAGTTTAGTTTTTGACCAGTTTTTCTTAATTCAACCAACTTTTCAAAACGTAGCTCAGCGCGAGTCATTGCATCTTTTGCTTCAGTCTTCAGGTTAGTAGGAATCTTTTTCGCTCCTGGTTGATCAGCGATTTTGTTAAAGCGACCTTCAAGGGTCTCAATTTCTTCTTTTACATCAGCCATTTCTTTAATGTAAGGTTTAAGGATCTCAGCGATAGCCATTAAGATATCATCTAGTGACATCTCAACTTCTTTCTTAACGATTTCCTCAACAGCTTTTTCGTCTTCTGCCATCTTTTCTTTTTTGGCTTCAGTAGTAGCCTTTTCTTCAACAGAAACGATTTCGCCGCCTTCACCTACAGTAATGAGTAACCCTGTAGTAGTTTCATGGATCCCAGCAGGTGCAAATGGATCTTCAGATACTCCTTCGCCAGCGCGTACGAAAAGAATAGCACCTGGGACGATTTCGCCTTCAGTGTAAACTTCTGTACCGTCAACAAGAGTAGCCTCAGCCATCTTTACTTCGGTTTCCTTAACCACTTCAGTAGTTTCAGCCAACATAAGTTTCAATTTCTTGATAACATCTGTTACTTTCATACGGTAAAAGGTTTTTTTGTTTAATGTGGATTAGTCCACTCTACTATATATTAATGGTAGATTAATTGACAAAAGTAGGGAATAGGGTTAGCTTACTCTCGGGGTTAAGGTTCCAGATCTGGACTCCCTTTTCTTCTGCTAACGCCTGTATGTGGAGAAAGTCTAGGTAAAACTGATCTCTGTAAAAAAGTGGACTTTCTGTTCTACGTGTATAGTGATCATGCCAGTTGCTCTTTCCATTAACTGGTCCAAAATCAAATCCGCCTAAATAGATTTCGGTAAATCCTAAATGCATTGCTAAGTGAATGGCTAAGGCTCCGCTATTCTTTACACTTATCTTTAAGGTATTGACATGCGGCGGATAGTGTGGTCTTATGGTCCACTGTTCCGTTTCTCCAGGAATGTCTGCATTCCATTTTGTCCACCAAGAGCGATCAATCCACACACCCCATTTACATGGCCAATGTAGCATAGCCATGTTGCATCCTATAAAAGGTCCTTCTAGGTTAGGTGTTTTAGTTAATGACGGACCACCACCTAAGATAGTCACTTTCATTACTTTTCTTTAAGGAGAGTCCTTAGCTTTTTATTTTCTGCGGTGAGTTCATCAATCTTTTTCTCCATATCATCCATCTTAGTGTGGAGTTGTTTTATTTCTTCACGGAGATTATCAATGATCATCTTATAAAGGTTAACACTGGCCTCAAGATTAGTTAAGACAATGTTATCTGTTTCTGCTGCACTTTTGCGGCGGCCTACAACCCAGCCTGCAATGCCTGTAAGAGCAGTGCCTATAAACATCCAAAGGTTTTCCATTTTAAGCTACTATCTTTTGTATAAAGTCACCTGTAACACTAAAGCCGTTTAGTTCACCGCTCTTAATCTTTGCCCAGGTATCAGGATTATTTATTTTGTACGAAACCATCCAGGTTCCTTTAGGAAGGCCTGCATAACCCAGTGCAGTTGCTTTATCCATATCTGGGTTCTCAATGATCCAGCTCTCTACGAGATTATTCTCTTCGGTTACCTGGTCATTGTGGTTTATGTCTGTATTGTTTTGGTAGTGACGACGAATAAACTCTCCTGCTACCTTACGAACTGTTTCCTCAGTAAAGTAAACATGGAATAGGTTACCATCTGCATCACGACGAGGTATAAGTTGATTAGGTATCATTGCAGGACCGGTGATAATCATCTGCTCATCGGCAGAGAAACGCCAAAAGTTATTAGAGGGACCTGCAACTTCGCCTGCATCACCAGGAGCAGGACCACGATCAATTAGGATAAGTTGTCCACTTGTGTTACGAAATACAGCAAGTTCTTGCCAATAGTGTTTGCAATTAACTCCACCTTTGTAATTCCACACTGAATAGGTAAGAGCATTATGGCCCATACCTGGATTAAGCGCGGCAGTGGCAGCAGTGATCTGGTTAATTTCTGCTCTTGTGTACAGTTTATTAAGGGTTAGCATTCCACGGCAGAAAAACCTCTGTGCACGTGGACCCGCATAACGGTACTTTATTTCAGCTGGTGCGTCGCGACGAATATCTGACCGACTTAGGATATCAAGCGCATTAATGCCTTCCANAACCTCACTAACGGTCATAAATTCATCACGNTTAAGTTCCAGGTAAATAGTATCGGCTGGATTGTATTCTTCGCCCATTTTTTGAGCCTCAGCCAGAATAGCACGTCCAAACTTTTCGTTGCGGATCTCGTCTAGCTTTCTCTGTGCCCAGGCGACTCC